CATTTATATGTGATGTTAACGTAGCGAGCCCAACGTATTCCGAGTTTTCGTAACTTTCAAGACGTTCCCCGCCCTGCGGCCACGAATTGCTTCCCAGTGTGTCAAACCGCGTAGCGTTTTGCCACACTTTGGTTGTTCTTCTGAGCCCAAGTGTCCGTTTGTTTGTCAGTGGATCCTTTGTAGAACCCGTTGCTCTAGTCGCGTAGCGCCTAGTGCCGCGATCCTTCTACCTGGTGTCCCTACCCCGACTGTTTTGTCATTGTCAGAGATTCCTTTGCGATTACCCAGACAGTTGCAACCGCGTAGCGTTTGTTGCTGTTTGTTTCGATTGCTTGGTGATCCTACCCCGACTGTATCGTTTCATTGTTTTGTGTTAACACAAGACCAAACAAACCCATATTTCACATCACATACTCATTCATCCTTACATTCATCCCCAAATCCATCATTGCTCATTCTCTGATCATGGCGCGATATAATGTGCACGATCAGAGATTAGCTAGCTTTTCGGACTTTCGCGGTCACCAGTTGTACTTGTCAGAAAACATTATATTGGATGACCAGACCACACTTCCTCCTTATGAACGGAAGTTTGGTCTTGTTATGCAGAAACGGATGGAGCTGTCTCAACGAGGATTGAAGGCTGGCCCTCCTCGAGTGCATAACAGTTACACCCCCCAAGGGTTGTTTCTGCCTCACAGTTACCGTGAGCAGTACACCCAATATGGGGTGAACAGGTATTTTGAGGCCTGTCCTGGATTAATTGAACACTCAATCATCTCACATACCACTAATGATGAGTGCAATGTGGACTTTTACCCAAATGGTAGAACTGAGTTCAACGCAGCAAAGTACAATATTCAGTTCTCAACACAGCCCATGGTGGATCTTGCCAAATATCAAAGGACTGAAAATCAAGATGGCATGAATGATAGCTACAATCCAATTGTATTCTCCAGAAGGTTTAGAGCTTCTCAGGATAATTGGGTTGGTGCACCACGACAAACTTCGACCACGCTGGAACCTTCTTTGAGCTATTATGGCCGAGAACGGGCACAAAAACTTCTAGATGCCATACGTGCAGATGAGGAACAAAACCTCACTAAAGCAGATCACCTCTTCAGGATGCATCAGTATGACTATGATGGAGAGGAGTTTATCCAACACTTCCATCTTTCAAGAAATAGGAAATACACCTGGTGCTTTCCTCAGCATATTTCTGACATCTGTAGGACCATACCAAAGGGGAATCTCAACCCATCACCAAACCAGATAGGCCACCCATGGAGGCTGACTAGACTCCCCTTTTTAGTGAAATGGCTGTTCAGTTACATGGAATTTTTGGAGACCATACCCCCTCCTAACCCTATACATGACATCTACCATCTGGCATCTATTGTGGCACTATTATTTGATGACAATGAACAAACTCAGCTGATTGGTGCCATTCATGATCTGGTGTACTCAGGTTTCTTAACTATCTCAACTGAGGCGAGAAACAAGGCTGCTTTTCCAGAGGGCTATTTTGGCTGTTGGCCAAGACGCCGAGCCATAGTGCGTCGAGAACAAGCTGAAGCCATAATGCAGACTGAGCATAGGGATGTACCTCCGCTCCCTGACCATGTTAGAGCCATGGTGTTGCATGGAGTTCCCTACCTTTACAGGATGATACAACTTGCCTATTTTGGCTATGAAGACTATGACATTTCAGCTTCAGCAGGAGCAGTGGCTTGTGTCGCTCTTGATAGAGCTACGTACTTCCGCCACCCTGGTAGTCGGGAACTTCTTGCCCTCATTGCTTATTTTGGCCTTAACATTGATGAATTCATAATTTCTTGGGATGACAAGAATACCTTTTTGGATCAATTTGTCCAGTGTTGGCGCCTTCAAATGACATCCCCCTGCCCTTTACCATCTTCTGACCTTGCTGAGGTAGTTGACATAATTTATTATGTTGACAGGACCCCCCGTGAGGCAGGGTTTGTGACTGCCCAGCATGGCCACCCCATGTTGTTCAGATGCGCCCATGAACCTGCTGCTACTACTGGTGATTGTGCTCATTGTTTTTGTATGAACATGTACGGCCCTAAAGATTTGAGCAAACCCATATCCCTTGACAACTTGATCATTCAAGATGAGCTCATAGAAATTTATTCAGAGTTTTCTGCTGAGTCTGCATATCGACTCAAATATTTGATCACAATCCATAATTTGTGGGAGCACTCAGTCAGGTCAAGAGGTGCTGCGCTCTTTGTAACATGCCTGTTAACTCAAGCACAGGCCACACTGGCCAGAGTGCACCCTAATCCAGCACGCCCACCTAAACCTGAGACCACCCTGAAAACCTTTTCACTCGCTGTTGGTGGTGTGGTCCAAACCCGGCAGGTGCAGTTGGACTGGCCACTGGAAATTTTTGATACTTGGTTCCAGAAACCTTGCCCAGTCGTTGGTCCAGTTATCTCTGAGATCAGGCAGCATGTTTTCGAATATTTGGCCCCCGTCCTGAAACTGTCCACAGTTATTGGAGCCCCTGCCACTAGGCATGTATGCAGTGCCGTCTTTACATGTGGTCAACAGACCCAGACATACCAGCAGATGGTTCTGGTCGGACTACCTATCCTCAGCAATACTGGCATGCCTCGAGCCCACTTGCGGGCAGTTGTTGCCAGTGCATTGGAGATGTATCCTCGATGCGTTGTCCCTACTGATGAAGTGGACATAGGCGTCTTGCACACTACAGTCTACAAGTCCTTTTTGGAATTGCAGATCTTGCATCATGTTCTTGCCTCGGAGGAAAATATGAATGACAACAAGGCTTTCCTTCCCCTTATAGGATTAATGGAAGAGCAATTAAAAACACTCCCACTTGAGGGAGTTCAGGGAGCCAGTGATATCCTTAAATTCATAACTGATACTCTGTCTATGTTCTGGGGTACTATCAAGAGGTTGCTGTCAGCAGTTTTTAGCACCACTGCTCTAAACATCTTGTGTGCAGTGGCCCCTTTCGTCATGCTATTCAATTCTCTTGCCAACCTCATAATTGACTTTAGGAATTGGCAACAGTGTTCAAAGGTTAACTTCTCATTGCACGTTGCAAATTTCACTTTGGCATTGTGCATGGTGGTCAGCACTATTCAAGTTCTTGGAAAACTCTATAATCTCACAAGCATCTTGGGACAAAACCCAGATGAAATTGAAGATCTGACACAGATACAAGATCTGGTCCAGCAGGTCGTCATTGAGGACTTTGGGGCCCCTGGACAATTTTTAAATCTGGATTTACAATCAGGCAACATAGCTACTACAGTCTGTAAGCTGTTTGCCATAGCTGCATCACTTATTTCAAGTGCCACTGGATATGGCAGGAACTTTACCAACAATATCTCATCACTTGTTAGCAGTATAAAGGCTGCCGATGTTGTCACAGATACTCTCATGGATGTTTTGGCTGATGTCCTTGATCTTGATCCTGACGGTCAAAAGGCCCTTGCAACTACTGTCAGTGAGTTGGAACAACATGGTGATGCTTATCTTGCTTTAAACACTGCCCAATGGGTTGGTGCAAAGATCAATGAAATTGTTGCCTGGACGAACACTGCAGCACAAGTCATTAGGACCATCAACCGTAAGAGCAAAGTATCCACAGCTCGCTTGTCCAGCTTGTTGGCTTCTGTTTCACAAAGAATGGCCCAATACAAGCAAGGCCTTGTTAGTGGTAGAGACCGGCCTGTTCCGATGGCTGTTTGGTTCCGTAGTGAGCCAGGTCGCGGTAAGACAGATTTCATCACAAAACACTGCATTCCCCATATTGCTGGCATGTTTAATGCCAAGCCTGATGTCTATTTATTGGACACTGGGAAATACTATGCATCCTATCAGGGTCAGAAATGGGGGTTTATTGATGAAGGCGGAGCCCGCTCTGCCATATCCTCAGACAATAACCCTATGTTGATGATGAATCAGATATTGTCGTCAGCACCACTTATTTTGCCAGGTGCTGCTCTTGAGGAGAAGACACAAGCACCATGCCTTATGGGTGTTTTCATTGCCAGTAACATGGAACCTTCACATGTCAATTTTGGCCTTTTGCCTGAAGCCAAACAAGCATTACTTACTCGCATCGACGAGATTGAGGTTGTTGATGAGCTTTACAATGAAAATTTACCAAGAGAGGACCAACCACACAGAATGGCTGATTATTCACACTTGACTTTCAAGGTACACAGCAGGCACACAGTTGTTTCACTTGATGCGGACCCCTATTATGCTCCATTTAGGGGCAATGATGGCTTTTACTATCTTTCTGGTGAGGCACTGTTGAAAAGGTTGTCTGACCGGATCAAATCCAATGTCATTCGTTGGCGCCAAACTTACACTATGCGCCGTCAGGCACCCAATCCACCCCGAGTCCTTGATGTTGATGGCAGTTTGTTCGAATTGCCTTCACTTGAGGAGGGACTGACACAGGCTGATGCCGGTGAACCCTTTGTATTCACCATAGCTGGAAAACCAGGGGTTGGGAAGACTAGGACACTTAAACCAAAATTCTGTGCTGTGGCTGTTGCCATGGGATACAACCCAGTTGAGGCGACTCTCGAATCAAAACCTGGCACTGCAGACAAGAATCTCTATATCCTGGATGACCAGATCGACTTTTCTGAGAAGTCTGACCAACAATCCCTGCTAAAATTCCTGAATGCAAGATCTAGGAATGACATTGTCCTTATTATCACTAATTGGGGACCAGAAAGAGGATGGATTGACAGGAATCTTGGACGTTCCTACCCTTACAGACCATTTAAGGTCCTTATTGATGGCATTTCTAGGAGGATGGGCCTTTATGAGAAAAACCTCCAGTCACTGTTTATGACTACTGATTCTTCCCTCTCATTGAAGGAAATTGATGGAAGGCACATCAGGCTTGATGATGCTTTCTTTAATCTGGTATTGGGGATTTCAGATAACGCTTACCCACCACTCTATACCCAAATGTTGGATCCACTCCCCTTTACCCAGGAACAGGCTGACTTTTGGTTTGTCACTCCAGATGTCCATGTCAGCCCTGCAGAGCTTTTCAAAGTCAGATGCTCAAGCCGCATCAGATCACTCATAGCAAAGTATGCTCTCACTGTCAGTGAATCTTCTGACCCCTTTACCACTGTTTTATCCATCATTACCAAGCACATAAAAGAGTTGCCTGGAGCTAAGGGATACATTTGTATTGGGAAACGCAGATTTCTGATATTTGATGGAGCTATATATATTGATTCCATCAAGGACATCTACCACCTCAGCATTGTGGACGGGAAGGTCGTGCTCACTGATGACAGTACCTCAGTTCAAACTGAAGTCTCCCCCGAACTATGGCATGCAGCAATAGATCGAACTGTCCCAGCAGCAAAAACTAGTCGGGATATGACTGTGTTTATGGCCCTTCGAAGTCTTTTGGACTTTGACCATGCTGCTACCGTTCGGATGTTCAATTCCTGCCCTATCTACACACGCTCAATAGAGCAGTTGCGCAGGAGCTTGGAGCATGCCCATAGGATGTCTGTCTCTAAGTGGAAAGACTGGTTGGAGACTGGATGCTTTGCTGCTTGTGCTATAGGCGCACTTGCCATTTTGATACCCACCATCTGGAGATACCTCAAACCAGTCTATGTTGAGGAGAAGAAGTGGCCATGGGACTGTGCTGCTTGCCGACTTGGCAACTACTGCCACATCATGGAGCCTATGCAGGAAGAGGAAGAGGTGCAAGCAAAGGGGAAGACAAAGAGAGGTAGAGGTGCCATTATGAAAGGTGGTCGCCTCCGGATTGGCAAAAGATTTTATTTCAATGGAGTCCTTTACTATGACAATGATACTGATTTTGGTCTCAAGGCATTCAATGCCAGGCATACTCTTAATTTGAACATCCTTAACGGAAAACATAGTCTTCATGAAGACAAGTACGTAGTAGACTTCAAGGTTGCCAACATTGACATGCGGGCATGGATGTCTGCTGATGGTGGAGATTGGCATATTGAGGAGGGAGGTCTTCAGGCTGGTGCGCTTGATAAGTGCATCCGTTTGAGATCCAATGTTCTGGACACCCACTGTAATGACACAGACCAGACTGCTCACATAACTATGATTAGTGAGGAAGTGGGGGTTACCCCAGCTCATGTCTATAACAAGGTGGGGGCTGTTGGAATAGCTTCAGTGCATGGGAAACTTAATTGGTGTTACAATGTGAGTTGCATCTATGTGGACTTGGCCAGAGAGATAGCCATAGTCCGTGTTTGGGATGCAGAGAGGCCTAAGGCCAAAATACAGGGTGTGCGCGACATTACTGACTTGATCGTCTCCTTTGATGAACTGGAGACGGCACATCATGCATTCATGCTCCTACCGCATGCTGACTTGGCTGCTGTGGAATTCAAATGCTACTTCCATAGGGTCCGCACTTCTGAGTTCCACATTGATGCTCTTAAAGCATATCATTTAAATGTGGGGTATCTGGCTCTCTATTCATCTACCGTGCCAACTGTTGCCGGAGATTGTGGTGCCCCCATATTTGTGGAGATTGGAGGCAAAGTTGCCTTTGCTGGTGTTCACACCGCATTCTCACTTTGGGAGGGGGCGACCATATTTTCTTGTGTGACCACGGAGCTACTCCGCCATTGTTTCCACAAATCAACTGAGACTCAAGCAAATAAAGATCTACCCATGCTAATTACATCTAGGAAGTATGATGGATTTGAGATCCCCATAGATGTGGATGGAGACATGGATTACAAATTGATTCTCCCTGGGGCATTCGGCCGGTTGGTTGAAAAACGACCTGCCTACCAGTTCAACGTCACCGGTAGAGCTAGGAACATTGGTAGAGTTGACAATCAGATGCCATTGGATACAAAGTTCTCTCGTTTGAGGATTAACTGTAAAGAGTTGGAGGAAGTCTTCGGGCTGCTAAAACAACCCACCCTCCCCCTGGCAGAAATCACTTACAAGTATCCTGATAAGCTTCCCCCAGATGCAAAGGGTATTATTAGTGCTGTAAATCTCAAACTGTCAAAATTGTCTGAAACAACTACTCTTGAACCCCAGGTCATAACTGAATATCAGTTCATTATGGCTGAACTTGGCAGGTATTACCGAGCCAAATATGGAGTCTCTAGGGTTCAGCCCCTGTCAGTTAAGGAGGCATTCAATGGTGTCACCCCTGCTAGTGCCATGGACTTGGATACATCACTTGGTGCTCATTGTCACCTCCTCTTTCCAGGCTTCACTAAGAAGTCTCAGGTCATCGAAGACGACGGGACCGGGACATTGAATTGGAATAACACCGAATGTGCCCATTTTTATAGACAGTTTGTGGATGACCAATGGGAGGCTGCTGGAGAAAATGTTGCTCTGCTCCTCCCTGGCACTGCTTCAGCAAAATCTGAACTCCTTGAGCTTGACAAACCTTGGAAGAAAAGAATAGTCATAGTTGAGGACCTCGCAGCTGTCATTAACCAAAAGAGACTGCTATTTGCAGTGCAGGAGATTCTCTGCCAGGACGGCCCTCATTCTGCCTTCCTGTTGAAGACTTATCCTCAGATAGACTGGCACGTCGTGGCTACTCATCTCAAGGACCACCCAAAGATGATGTCCATGGATTTCAAGGATTTTGACCACACTGTGCCTGGACCATTTCTGGCTGCAGTTGCCCATTTTGTGATAGCGTTGTATGGGCTCTCCCCTGAGACAGAACCAAAATTAATAAACAGAATCAAAACAATCTTTCATTCCATAGCCTACAGGACACTGCTTGTTGGAGAGGATCTGATCCTCAAGTCTGATGGCATGAACTCTGGAATGTTTGGAACTTCTTTAATAGATTCCATTATAGTGCTGGGTCTTTTAGCCTATGCCTATAAGAAGATTATGGACGTCCCATTACATGAGGTCCTGGATTGTTTCATGGATGATGTTGTCACAAAACATGGTGGAGATGATAATGTAATATCTGTGGGTGAGCAGGTTGCTAAGAAGTTAACCTTCAGGGCCATACAGGGACTCATCAAGAGGGACTGTGGAATGACTATCACTTCCAGTGACAAAGACTCTGATGACCAACAATATGGCAACATCAAGACAGTTTCGTTCCTGTCCAGGTCTTTTGTGGATTTGGATGGAGTGTGGTTCCCAAAACTGAAGGAAGCTTCTCTCTCCGGCCAGATATGCTATTCAAATTCTGAAAATCCTCAGGAGATTCTCAGCCAGCTCTATGCTGCTCGGGGAGATGTCCTCTCCTATGGGAAAGACAAATTCGAGCAGTTTGAGAGAGCTGTTCGCAAGTATGCCCTTGAGAACCAGTTGGAGTACTCTCCTGCAGTTTATGACATTTATGTCAGGAATGCTCGGAGTGCCGTCCTTCGGATAGCTCCTCCTGAGCGTGAGGCTATAATTGAATCAGTTCCTATGACTTCAGTTATACCTAGAGAGAGATTTGTTATTACATTACCAGACCTTCCTCAAGTTGATACAAAAGCCATAAAAGCCAAACAAAACATTGTAGACCAGAAATTGATACAAACAATGGCACAGAAGACAATGTTGGCCACTCTTAGAAAAGTGGCCCATGAATCTGCCTGTTATGAAGACTATATCAAGAGCCCAATTGTGCAGAAAATTGTACAAAATCCATCAGACTTCATGTGGCTCGCCTACACCACTCCAGTGACCAAGGAGGAATTTAAGTGCCCCAATGTCAATGATATGTACTGGTGGTCGGCCCTGGCAAACCCAGCGCCTGCTGTGGATGCCCAGATCACAGATTCATTGCGGATCTGTATGGCAGTTCCAAAGGATGACATACCCGTTGGCATAAAGAGGCATCAGTTCCTCCGCCGCAGAACCATCCTGACTTGTCTCTTCATGCTCATTGAACCGGATTGCTTTGAAGGTGACACGGTTGACTGTGCAAATCCCTGGCAGACTATCCTTGACTATTCACAACAACTGCCACAGGTGAGTGAAGTGCAGGGTCTTGGAGACCCAGTTGCAGTGCCTGCAGCAAAGAATGCGCCTTTACCCGTCACCGACAGTGCGGATAGTGTTCCCCGCCCCGTGATGATTCCCAAGATGGGTCTCACTTCGGCATTGACAGCAAACATTGGCTACTTCAAGGATTTGGTGTCTTTCATGTACCAGCCCTACTTCATAAAGACCCTGAACATCTCTACCAGTACATCTGCCAACACACTTATTGGGTCCTTTGATTTCAATCCTTGGGATTCCACTGTTGTTGGCCCTCAGGTTGCCAAATATGCCCAGATCCATAAATATTTTGTGGGGCAGTTGGAACTAAAATTCACCTTGGCTACTACTGGAATGGCTTTTGGCACAATCACTGCGATTTATGTGCCTGGCCCAATGGTTCCTGATGGAATTCCCAACTTCCAGGCTCTACAGATCTATGGCTGGGAGGACATGAATGTTGGACAGGCAGGGTCATTTTCCATATTGATGCAGGCTGCTTCTGAG